TTGGCAAGTCCACCGCCCTTTCTGTGTCCCTTATTTCTTATTCATTTTCTTCTCGCGGCTTCGCGTCAACAATTCGTCTTATCAATTCTAAGATTTCATGTTCGCTATGCCCCTTTTCGTCGCACCATTCTATGACTTCTTTTATTTCCTTTTTATCCATTTCGCTCATGTTGTTCTCCTTTCTATGCTTGCCCATGTATTTGTTAAGTCTTCCTTAACTATCTTTATTATATAACATATTCCGGAATATGTTATATTTTTTTAAATAATAAACCCCGCCTTTTATTGACGGGGTTTCGGTGACATATTATTCCTTTTTTTCTGACTTTCAAGGGGTTTTCATGAACTGTCGATAGTTACGTTTTACGCTTTCTTTGCGTAGTCAAGGGAAACCCAACCGTTACGGCCTGCGGCGTAGGCTTTTAATAAGCCCCATTTTGAAGCGCCGGGGCCTTCTGCTTCCTCTACGATTGTAAAGGCTCCCTTTCCTGTGTAGACGGGTTTTCCGTCTTTCTTCCAGTAGTCGAACGTTGTTCCCGGTCCTTTCCTGATACGAAGATCCGAAGTCGTCACGTTCACTTTGTATTCTGCAGCAACCGGCGCCGCCGGTGCTTCCGGGTAGATCCTGTTTCCGTCATTGTCAAAGACATAATAACCGGCGTTCTGCTTTGCCAGTTCCACGGCGTTTTCTCTGTCCTTGAAGGCTCCGATCTGGCTTGCCGCGTCCTTCCAGTCTTTTCTTACTCTGAAATAACCGGTTCCCGCTGTGCTTGCCTTCTGCTCCGGTGTTGCCTTGAACGAAACATAGTCCGGAACGGCTGTTATATAGGCCTTTGCGCCGCCGTCGTTGATCTGGTACCATTTTTCGTCTTTGGAAATTCCGGTAACTGTGAAGGCTTCGCCGTTATTTACAACTTTCTTCACATTCCCGGAAGCAAACGAAGGCGTTGTTCTCACGTTCAGGCCGTCGGATCCGGTGTAAATTACCGTTACCGTACCAGAAAGCGCCTTCACGTCCTGCGCGCCCGTGTCTGTTACTGTGGGTGATCCTGAAACCGAAATGGCGCCGCCTGCCATGGCTGCTTTTACGTCCTTTCTGAACTGGTCCATTGTCAGACCGTACTTTTTCCAAATATGTTCAACGTCGGCGTGGTTTGTGGCATACCCGCGGGCGTGGCCTTCTGAATGGGAAAGAATAACGCCGTCCTTCTCCGGGTTCCACCCGAACTTCTGGCACAAATACGCGAAGTATTCCACGGCGTTTCTATAATTTTTCAGAACAACCGCCTTCGTGTTGCTGCCGTCGGAAAGTTCGATCCACGACGCGCCGCCGGTATACTTGATCGTTGCCGGCTCTGTCATTTCTACGCCGATATGGGTATTATTGCAGCTTCCCTTTGGTCCGCTGCCACCATGCCAGTTTCTAACGGCCGTTTTCTTTTCCGGATCGATCGGAAGTCCCACGTAAACTTCCCCGGTGTGCTGAATAACCGCATGAACGCCGGCGCCGGCGTCTGCGCGGTTCTCGTTGTTAATTATGTTCATTGCTTTTTCGCAAGGGCAACCGATAGAATGAAGATAAGGGCCGATCGGTTTGATCGTGCGCCCGCCTGTTAAACACGGGCTTTTCTTCATGGTTGCGTCAATGATTTTAATATTCATATTCTGCCCCGCTTCCTGTGTGTCGTACTGCGTCAAGTTCCATTTTTCTACAATGGAACATATTTTTGAAACGTAATTATTGTCCGTTGCATAGCCGCCGGCCTTTACAATCTGGATCGCTTTCTTGTAGTCTCTTTCGCCCACAAGTCCCGCGTATCGAAGATCGTTCCCTTTCTTCGCTCCTGCTAAGTAATCGGAATGATCCTTGATACTTTCGGCCATGCTCTCATATTTTCGGAACGCTGCCGTTATTGTGTAGACTTCGCCGTTCGGCTTCTGTTCGTTCGTTTCCTTTGTGTAGGTCTGGCCGCCCCAATCGGACGGCCAGTTATTGCCGGAAAGTTCGGCTTTCATTCCGAAAATATTATTCGCGTTCACTGCAAGTTCTCTTGTACCATACCCGCTTTCAAGTATTCCCTGCGCTGTCGTAAGACTTGCAAGGATCCCCGTTTTCGCCATATCGGCGCGGGCCTGCTCTCCTAACAGTGAAACAAATTCTTTTTTCGTCATTTCGCCGCCCCTTCTTCCTGTGCTGCTACCTCTTCCAGTGCTTCCGGTTCTTCCGGTTCTTCGTCTGTCGGAAGTTCGTCTGTGTACTTCTGCAGAAACGCCTTTACAGTCTGCCAGATCTTCTTCACCGGAAGGCCGCAAAGATACATATTTTTCAAAATGCTTATGATCTCATAGGCCACAAAAAGGATCGCGAAGAACTCCATTGTTCCGATCCTATCAACTGCCATTACTGCGCGCACTTTCTGCGGGATAAATCCGATCAGGTTCACCGCTACAATGTGATCCACCGTAACCAGTGCAAGAAGGCAAACTAACATTCCGCATTTTCTGATCGCGCCGTTGATCCCGAAATTAGAATTGAACCTTCTTTCCTTGATCGCGCGAAGGACTCCAAAAACTGTGTCAATCACCACCGCGATCAAAACTAACTGCAAAAATGTGTTTCCCGCTGCTTCCGCATAGATAGAAATTAACTTTTCCATGTTTTTCACCACCTTTCTTTTATAAAGATAATAAAAGGAAAGGGCGGCAATTTCTGACCTGTTTTCAGGCCGTCGCCTTCCTTTCCTTGATTTCTTTTACTTTCTCCTTCGTTTCCTCGATCAGAATATAGCTGTCGGCGTGTTTCATGTGGCCGAACCTGCTTTCGATTGAACGATCGAAGTCTTCCAGTTCTACTTCCCCGGTGTCGAAGGCTTTTAATAATTTCTTTAGGCGCCGCATGGCGTCTTTTCTTACTCTCTTATGATCCTTGAAATGAATATACCCTACGAAGTTTATTCCGTTCTTTGCTGCAAGGATCGTTATCTTCGGGTTCAGTTCCAGTTTTAATTCCCGGCGAAGAAATTCTTCTATCAGTGCCAGAACGTGCCGCAATTCTTCCGGATCCTCTGATAATATTATAAAGTCGTCCATATAACGAACATAATATTTCATTTTCAGGACGTGTTTTACATACTGATCCAGTTTGTTCAGGTATACGTTCGCGAATAGCTGTGAAGTAAGGTTTCCGACTGGTATTCCCACGCCCGGTGGGAAAATACCGTTGTGATCTATGATCCGATCCAGAATTTTCAGAAGTGCTTTATCTGAAATATACCGCCGGATCTCTTTCTTTAATACGTCGTGCGCTACGCTCTGGAAATAGTGGTGTATATCTCCCTTTATTGCATAGATTTTCTTCCCCTGCACCACTTCCAGTTCATAAAGCCATTTTGAAAGGGTGTCGCTTGCTTCGTGCGCGCCTTTTCCCTTCCTGCAGGCGTATGAATGGAAAATGAACCGCTTTTCAAAAATCGGTTCAATGATATTTACGATCATGTGTTGAATAACGCGATCGAAGAACGGAAGCGCCATAATAATTCTTTCTTTCGGCTCCCACACTTTGAAAATTCTATACTTTCCCGGCGTATAGTCGCCGCTTTGTATGGCGTCTATTGCTTTTTGAAGGTTATCTTCCCTGTTCTGTTCAAACTCCAACACTTCCGGGCGAAGTCTTTTACACTTTCGGGCCTTTATATATGCTTTGATCGCGTTCGGGAAAGTACAGATTTTACTTATTAAATTTTTAATTGTTTTCATGTTTGCCCTACCGCATTTCACCCCGTTTCAGGCCTACTTTTCGGCGGTGCCTTTGTTCTTTCGTCCGGTTTCTCACCGGAACGGGAACGGCCTTTCGGCCGTCTGTGCGAACCGTCTGACTATATATTTTGATTATTCATATATAACCCTTGCCGTGGATCCGGAGATCGCGCGGTCTATGCGATTTTACAAGTCACACACGCACCACACGCCAATGTTGCCGTTGACGTTCCACGGGTAATTGTTGGCGTTGACCGCGCGCGAACCGTCGTGAACGCCGTTGTTCCAATTGCCGCCGCCAATGAGCGCGTGAAGTGCGAATTAACGGTTGCCCCAAGTTTTATTATTTTCTTTTATTCTCTGCGATCGACTTTATCAGGCCGCCGATCTGTGCGCCGATCGCTCCGGTCTGTTTTGCACAATAGAAATAGGCGTCTTTGTTCATGGCTGAATATCCCAGATCGTAAGCAAGTCGGATCTTTCGTACCAGTCGTCTTTTTAAGCGGTCGGCCGCGTACAGGTGACTTGCTACCTTTGTGATCTCAAACATTTCTATTTCGTCCAGTATTCCGTCGATACTTTCCCGAATGTCCTTTTGCAGCGTGAATTTTTCATAGTGTGGAAATTTCTTCATTTTCTCATGAAGGTACACCGAAAAATCATAGGCCATTTGGTGCGCTTCGGTGTGGGTGTAGTCCATTTGTGCGGTTTCCTCTTTTCCCTGCGTCGCGCTTTTACTTCTGCTTTGATATGCCATGTTCTATTCTCCCGGAAAATAGGGGCTGCCCTTTCGGGCGCCCCTTCTGCTTACTGCGCGTCACACACGCACCACACGCCAA